ACTTCGCGGGCCGGGTCGGAGGTCAGCGCCAGTTCGACGATGAACATGTACAGCTCGTCGCCGAGGTCCTTGTCGTAGACGGTGGTGACGGTGACGGGGTAGACGCTGACCCGGTCGGTCGCGGCAAAGGTGTTCGTCGACCCTCCGATGCGGCGCTCGACGAAGAATCCGGCGGTGCCCTGCGGCGCGGCGGCGCTGATCGGGATCAGGACGGCCTTCTTCGCGTCGGCGGTGGTCCGGGTCCGGTCGAGCAAGAAGGTAAGGCTGAACTTGTCGCCGCCGTAGGTGGACGGGGCGAGCTTGTTCAGGGCGGATGCCACGTCGGAGGCGTCGGAGGTGTTGCCCGACAGCGGCAGCGACACCCCGTCGGGGCGGAGCTGGTCCGACAGCAGCGTGCCGGCGTTCAGTTCGGCCGCGGTCGGCGCGGTGACGGCGGAGATGGTTGTGCAGAACGCGGCGCGGTAGTTGCCCCTGGGGTGGACGCGGGACATCGGCTACTCCTTGCTCTTCGGCAGGGCCTTGGCAGCGGAAAGCCCGCCGACTTCGGCGGGCTTCGGGGATTCCGGGGCTTCCTCGGCGGGGTCACCGGGTGGGTCGGTGAGGCCCCAGCCGCGGTAGCGCCAGTGCGCCTCGAACGCCGCCTCGGGTACTTCGGCGGGTGGGCTGTCGGGCAGGTCGGGGTGGGTGATCCACACGTAGGCCATCGGGCTACCTCCGGATCGCGGCGACAGTCACCGACGAGGTGACGCTGAACCCGACGGTGACCAGCCCAGTCGCCGGGTCGGACAGACTCGGGTGAACCGGGATCATCTTGTCGCCGGTGTTGGCCGGCACCGACACCGTCGGGTTGGTCGCCGAGGACCCGGCGGGGGTCTTGCCGGAGTCGGTGAACGTCACCACACAGGCGGAGGCATTGGCGTTCTTCACGTGCAGGAACACCCGGTCATCGCCGGGGCTGACAGCGATGGTGTCGGACGAGGCAGGCGTTGCGTAGGTCGGCGTGATGCCGCCGGGGATCAGCTGCTGATATGCGCCGATGGCCATTTCTCACTCTCCTGGTCCGGCGTCTAGGCCGGTGAGGTCCAGATGTCGATCAGGTCGATCGCGTAGTACGCGGGCGGGGTGAGGTCGTCGTCGCGTGCGGTGGGCCGGGTTCCGTTGATCGCGACGCGGGACACCAGCCGGCCGGGGGTGGTCACCGCGCCGGGCTGGAGCAGCGCGCCGCGGGCCTGGTCACGGGTCCACTCGGCCTGTTCGACGGTCGATCCGACGGCGATGACCTGATAGGTCAGGACCGCGTCGGCGTGCTCGTCGGCGAGCGGGCCGTCGAAGCGGTCCAGCCATGGCCGGACCACGACGTAGTGGTCGAGTCCCGGCTGGTCGTCGGGTTTGCGCCCGGCCTGCGCGGTGAGGCCGCCGGCGGTGAGCGCGGCCACGATGGCGTCGGTGTGCTCCCGCGACGACGGTCGGGTCACAGCAGGTCCGCCGCGGCGGCGCTGAGACCGCGTTCGAGGTCGGGGGCGTTGCGATCCGCAGCCGGGCCGAGGTGTGTGTGAGGCGGGTTGTTTACCGTGCCGAACTCCAGCACGTTCCCCAGCGCGCCCTGCGGCTTGTTCTTGTCCGGCCCAATCTCCGCCTCGGCCCACAGCGGGCCGAGGGTGGTGTCGTAGGTGATCGCCCGCGGGTACAGCGGCGCGTGCGCCAGCCCGGACGCGAACGCGCGGGCATCGTCGCGGACCTTCGGCGCGGTGACCTGCAACGCCTGCCGGGCCCGTGGAAGTGCCTGCGCACCGGCCTGGGTGATGTCGGCCTGGAGCTCGTTCAGTCCCTCGGCGGTGAGCGAGAACGACGTCATGGCTGTTCCTGATCGGCTGCGGTGACGTGGACCGCGGTGCGGCGGCCACCGAACCCGACCGCGGTAACGGTGAGCAGCCGAGCGGCGAGGCGAGGGTCGGCGGAGGTGGTGATCCGGACCCGGTCTTCGACCTGCACCGTCGCCAACATGGCGAACGGCAGGGCGATGTCGTACTCGTGGATCGCGGTTCCGGTCTGGCCGGCGTCGGTGGTCCTCGCCGAGGTGTTCGCGGGCTTGACGTCGGCCTTGCCGGCGTAGACCTGCTGGACGGTGTCGATGTACTTGCCTGTGACCGGGGAGAAGACTCGGCCGGTGACGCGTTCGATAAGCACCGTGTCGGTCATCAGCCGCTCATGGGAGGCGCGTCCGCGGGCGAGCAGACCGGGGATGGTCACCGGGCGACCAGCCGCGCGGAGCCGATGGCGGTGCCGTACGCCCGACGCAGCAGCGCCACATCGGCCTCGGGCAGGTCCGCGACGGTAGAGCCCCAACTCTCGCGGTAGTCGTCGATGGCCAGCGCTTCGACGGCGGCGGGGTTGGCGACGATCGCGGCGGCGAGACGCAGCACGAACCCGCGGGCGAGGCCGAGTTTCGGGTCGTCGAGGGTGTAGCCGTGGTCGTAGCTCACTTGCACAGCGGAGTAGGGCGCGACCGCGCTGGCCGTGGTGATTGTGAGGCCGCGCCAGCCGGTGTACCGCCACAGCCGGGCGCGGCGGGTGTAGGGGGTGTAGTCGGTGACGGTCAGACCGTCGATGGTGACCGACCAGACCGCGGTGACCGGCCGTTCCGGCAGGACCAGGTACTGGTCGTAGCCGCCGTCGAGCGTCACCGTGTCGGCGGTGACGGCGAGAAGTCGCTGCCCGGCGGCGGCCTGGACCTTGCCGGTGGCGGTGGTGATGGCGAGGGTCGCTGTGGCGGCGCTCACCTCCGTCTGGAGGTGAGCGGCCAGGTCATCGGGGGTGATCAGCATGTCTGCCACAGCGACCTCCTCGCCTTCTGGTCAGCCGGTCGCGCGGCGCGCGGCGTCCGGGTCGGTCTCCGGGGTCGGCTTGCTGGCCGTCACCCCGGCGACGGTGTAGTGCTCGTTGGGTGTCTGGTCCACCTCGACGCCGAGCAGGCCAGCGTTGACGGCCTTGTCCATCGCCGACGTGACCTCTTCTGCGCCCGGGCCTTCGGCGTCGGCCGGGCCGTGGACCTGGCTGAGGGCAGCGGTGCCTGGGTTCTTCCGTGTGGACCTCGGGTTGTGCTCTGCCATGTCATGCCTCCTGATCAGGCGTACTTGGCGGCCAGGGATACCTTGACCAGTCCGCCGGGGTCGGCGATGCCGGTGCCGATGTGGGTGGACTGCCACTGGAGGACGTCTCCGGCAGTGAGGTTCAGGTCCGCCGCGGTCGCCGACAGGGTGATGGTCTTCTCGTCGGACGCGGCGGTGTTCACGCCCGAGTTGAACTGGAGGGTGGCGATCACCGTGGTGCCGGTGCCGTCCTGGCCCTTGTTGACCAGACTGACGGACCGGGTGTTGGTGTTCGCGCCGGTGATCGCGGTGACGGTGCTGTACGTGACGGCCTGGACCGTCGCGTCGCGAGGCGCCACCAGGATGTTGGTGTTCAGGTCGTTGCCGGCGGTGGCCTGCGGCTGCACGACCACGCAGTGCTGCTGGGCGGTGGGCGAAGTCATCTTCTTGTCCTCCTCGTGGTTCGGTTGGGCTTCGCTCAGCCGCTACGGGATCAGGAGGCTGCCGACGGGGTATCGGCTGGCCTCGGTGGGCTGGTCGTTGTTGATCGTGTTGGCGACCTGCCAGCCGACCCGGAACGTCAGCCGGATCGCGGTCATGTCCTGCTGCGGCAGGTTGTAGACGATCGCGCCGGTGTTGTCCTGGATGACGGCCTGGTCGAGGATCTTCATGGTGATGTCCTGCCGGACGCCGACCACGAACTGGGACCAGTCGCCGCCGAACAGGCGCGGCGAGCCGGACGCGGTGGGCCACAGCCCCCGCATCGGGTAGGCGATCGGGTAGCCGTCCAGGGTGCTGATCGACCCGTCCGCGCGGCCCACGTCCAGCTTGCGGCCCTGCGAGTCCCGGGCGGTGCGGATCTTGGCCTTCGCCGACGTGGCGGCGACCCAGCCGGACACGTCGTACCCGTCGGCCTCGACCTTGCCGTACAGGATGTCGATGTCGCCGAAGTACCCGCCGGCCGTGGCCGCGGAGCCCTCGGTGGTGTTGTTGCTGGCCGAGGTCACCGCGGCGTTGACGTTCGTCGGCCACGAGC